CCCGAACCTAAGTTCTCGATATGGCAAGCCATACCAACCAGTTTGGACACATTATATTAATATAATGTTATCTCTAGTACCTAGTTAGTAAACTAACTAGTCCCTTTCGATTTCCCCAAAGATGGAGAAACTGCTACTAGTAGCAGACGGAAGTGTAAAAGAGTACTTTTGAGAGAGGGCATAAATGCCTGCCTCAAGAGTGGCGAGAACTTCAAACTGTTTAGTCGGAAATTCTCTGATAGATCTAAAGATCTTAAACGCATATGACCTAGTCATAGCGCGACTAACTGCCTTAACAGACAAAGTCTGTTGTGGCACAAAAGACTCCAAGTCTTTTAGGAAGGATTCTTCAAAAACGGAGAATTCTTCTTCAGACAGGTACCGCTCTGAGAGCGTAGTAGCCATGTCGGAAAGCTGTGCAATCAAACGGTTGCACATTCCTGATTCAGGGGACAAAAGTCCTTCTTGAAGCAGGTTTTGCTTTTTCATAAATTCATAGAACTGAGTTCTATGGAAGGACCCTTCGACGGTAATGTCCGTGAGGAGCCAATTTACAAGATCATTATAAATGTCTTGGCCGTTGGAACCTATGTAGATTCCTCGAAGGTTGAGATCTAAGATCTCAAGAGCCTTCATAGCTAGAAAACTAAATCTAGCTTGCGGTGGCCAAACTGCACGCTCTTCCCAACGGGAGAGCCCTGCATAAACTGCGGGTACGGTGCACAAAGTGCTTATCGCATGGTGGATAAATCCACCACTAAAACTCTTCATGGTCTCACGAAGAGTTACCTCATCAAAGGAGGCCGGTACCCTACGACTATCATCAGATAGCTGTCTAAGCCTGAGAATAAATTCTCTTAGGCAAGGATAATCACTAAAAGATTTAGTGATTAAATTCGGAGATATCGCAGATATCTCACGTCCGCAAAATGAATTTCGTTTAACGAATTCACTTACCCTTTTGTCACTAGTGACAATAAGGCTCTTGGTAAAGTTAATCTTTACCCCGAGAGCGACTACTATGAGTGCATAATAGTGCGCTAGGGCAGGATGTGTTATAAACACATCGTCGCCGACAATACCATAGTATTCGTCAGGACGTTCGAGGAGTCTACTAAGTAGATTACCTCCAGCTTTTAAAGCTGCGAGCCACACCACAAAGTGGTGAGAAAGCGCGAAACAAGCCCATGAGGACAATAAGCCCATTGGCTGTCCTCTGCGGTAATAACGCGTGCCAAATGGCAACGCAGTCATGATAGTGGTCCAAAGGGACGCAATATCGGCCCCGCCGGGTAAGACCAGACGGAGTACATTTTCAGTAAAAGATACTGGAAATGCATCAGTAGCATTTGATAAATCAAAACATGCTACATAGCTTCCTTTTTCAGTAAACTGAGAAAGTTTGTGAAAACCCTTTTCGTGAGAAAAGGTGTAATCAGCAGTAATTTGGCTAAGGCATTCAAATGCCCACCGATGAATGGGAGACAACATATATTGTGTGTTGTAATCCCCAACGGCAATCACCCTGGACTTAAGTCCAGGTGATGGGATCACTACGTTTCTTCGTAGTGACGCCTCGAGATACCCCTCAGGGGGATCCCGATCGACCGCCTTCATAGAAGGAAACGATCGTTCGCCTATCTTGTTGCCAAGAAGCTGTAACAAATCATTATATGATTTGTCAGCGGATATTCTGGTATTAATACCAGTTATCAACTCCGCAGTTGAACCTACTATCGCGGGTGCAAAACCTTTGATTGGAGCAGGTTGTCGGTCAGATTTAAACCTGGCCGTGCCCTTCTTTGTAAGAAGGATCGCTTTCTCTTCCGGTCTAAAAGGCCGGTTGAACTGAACTACGGAAATAAATTTCCGGAATTCAGAGGTTCTAACGAGGTTCGTTAGTTCCACTGAGAAGTCAAAGACTTCATCTTGGAGTTCGACACACGCAGTGTGATCGATTTGTGCCTCCGACTCGGTCATAAATGACACATAAAAAGAGTCGAGAGCCTTTTGTTGTAAAACAACATTAGGGAGGTACAGATCATAAGATCTGAATACCGAGTGAAGACAGCTTAACAAGAAGCTATCTTGTCTGTTTTCACACGCAATTCTCAAAAGAGGCATTGCATGCTTATACTTCCGAGATGGTAAGTGACCAGTGGCCACAACCTCAAGAAAGGTAGCCTTATACGCCTTGTAACGAGACAAAGCTTGAACGCCTTCGGCTTTCACCGATTTGTCCATGTGCATAAGGTACTGAAGCAGTACACCAGTAAATGGTCTAAGCTTCGGACAGGCTGCCACCATAGCGATGACAACCTTGCCCTGGGGAGTCCGATAAATCGGATCCTTAAGTTTACGCACAATGTGCGTAGACGGATTGCGATGATCCACTGTGGTCATGGCAGTTCCCCTTTCAGGTAGCAACAGTGAGACCGGGAAATGACCCCCCTAGGGGGG